TCGTATATCTTCATTTTGTAATTCGGTTAGGTTCCTTGTTAGTACGTTTGTATGTCTTATATTTAATGTTGCCAAGTTTTTATTCTTCGTCTTTTTTATCTATTTGTATCAGTTTGATTTCTGTTATCTTTTCTCCACCACTTGTGATGTCAAGGTTATCACTATATCCTCTCTTCTTTCCTTTGTACTTCATATAGAATAGTATACTCCTTTCTGAACCATCCTTTATCTGTTTGAATAATTGGCTCTCTACATAGTCGAGTGTTAAATCTTCGAGTTCATCCACTTTTTGTTTGAATACTGGGTCTTCTCTATAATATTTATAGAATGTGTCTCGTGATACTCCCGCCTCTTTACAGGCAGGTGTAACTATTCCGAGTGTTCTTTCAAGTGCCTCAAGTAGTTTCTTTTTGGCAGCTGTCTGTTTTGCTAATACTTTACTCATAATATTTATTTTATTTCTGGTACGAGTACTCTAAGTAGTTCTTCCAAATCTTGTATTGATACTTGTGTCGCTGATATGGATTTAATGCCAAGAAAACCCGTTCTTTGGTTTTCTTCATATATCCATTGTAATGCTTTTAGTATATCCTCTTTTAGTAACTCGTTATTTATTTTTATCGTGGCGGTCTGCACATGTTTGTATGGTTTTGTTTTTATTAGGGCTTGTCCCCATAAGTTCACACATATATCATATGGGTCAACCTTTGCGTGTTTCTTTCTCTCACTATTTTTTTCATTACTTCTACCATACTTTTTTATTGTAACGTCTTTTAGTCTTGCCTTCTTCTCTGGTCGCCAGTCTTTCTTGGCATCGTTTCTTTTGTATATTGTAAATGATGTCTTTAACTTCTCATTCGTATATGGTGTCTCTATGATACAAGAATATACTATCTCAAACTTGTATAAACTTTTATAGTTCCAATAATAACTTGCCGGTAATATAAATGCGATATAGTCCCCATTTTCGCAACACTTGTTATAGAACTCTTTTATCAGTTTTCCTGTTGAACCTCCGAATGGTGGGTTTCCAATAAATAGTCGTCCAGGTTTGTATTCCATTTGTAGTTCTAAGAAGTCTGCCTGTTCTATATACTCGTGTTGTGGATATAGGTCGTATGCCAGACATCCTGGCATTTGATGGCTAAATGAACCTGAGCCGGCACTTGGTTCTACTATCTCTTTTATGTTTTCTTTTCCTAATATCTCGTATGCCTTTTCGATGCACCATCTTGCAACTGTTGGTGGTGTATAATATTTATCAAATGCTATTTTTGCCATATTGTAGTATTAATTTTTTTAGGTCCTCCGTAAAGGCATCTTTACTTGAAATCTCTGGTAGGTTTCTTATTGCTGATTTAATCTCATCATCTTCAAACTCTATCATAAACTCGTTTAGAAATAAAATGTTTTGTTTGATATAGTCATTTACGTCCACCACTTCTGGATTAAAGTTTGAACCTTCTAATGCCGCCGTAAACTTACTCTCCATATCATTTACTCCGAATATATCAATAAGTTCCCAGTCTTCAAATCCACTCCCTGTCAATATATCTTTGCCCCAATCTTTTAGAACTGAATAGTCCCACTCTCCATATGATTGGTTATCTTTTAGAATGAACTCTCTCTTTTGTTCTTCTGTTAAGTCTTTAACATTTATTGTTGGCACTTCTTTTAGTCCCGCTTCTTTACAGGCCTTTAATCTCATATTACCACCCAATACTACATTGTTTTCATCTATAACTATTGGTCGTATCTCTAACATCTCTGGAAACTCTTTGATACTCTTTACTAACTTTTTGAAGTTCTCATCTTTGATAGTTCTTGGGTTATCCTTGTTATTTAATATATCATCTATATTTTTTCTTTCTATTGTCATATTTTTTTATTTTTTTTATTTTTTTGTTCTTTTATAAACTAATTGGTTGTTTCTATCACAAAATATAAGATAATCCATGAAGTTATATTCTTCAACTCCAATCGTCACACTCTGTCCTTTACAAATGGTAAACTCTTCTCTAAAAATGTCTTTAACTGTTATTTCTCCTTTGTCTAAGTCATATAAATCGAATGGTTCATTTATTATCCACTCTTCAACTTTTTCTTTATTCATTTTCCTTTTTCTTTTTTGTTCTCTTTGTTACATTTTTAATAGTTTCATTAAAGAACTCCTCCTCTGTTTTATCTTCTGGTTTGTTTTGGAAGAATTGTTCCTCTTCTGTCAACTCTGGTAGGTCGAATGGGTCTATTTCCTCAAATAGGTATCTAAGTGTTATGTTTGTTTCCCATACTCTGTATAGTTTTTCTGCGTTCATATTGGATAGGTCGTAAGTAATTCCGTTGTGTGTTACTCGCTTTCCGATATATTGTTCTTTTATTCTCATATCTTTTTCTTTATTTTATATTATATATTATATATTTGTTGCTCCGTTGGAACTTCAATATATTCATACCACTTTTTAAGATAGCCGTGTTTAACTATATCGAGTTGTAATTTTAACTCTTCTCTGTCTAATGTGGTGTATTTGTATCTAATGAGTAAATCTATAACTCTTTCTATCTTTAATTCTATATCGTCTCTTAAATCTGCCGCATCTTCGTATAGTTCGTGTTGAACCGATATAATAAGTTCAAGTGTGATTTCGTCTAAATAACCACATAACTTATCCATTATCTTTTCTGTGTTTGTTTTCATAATGGTTTTACTTAAAGTATATTTATTTGTCATTTGGTTTTTATAGTTTTTTGAGTTTATCTGGTCTAACATATTTCTTCGTTTCATATTTTCTCCAATCTATTTTTATTCTCTGGTTTTTAATTTCATCCTTATACATATTATACATAATTGCGAGACGTCCATGTGAACCCTTATTCGTTTTTACTATTTCGTCTCCTTTCATTAAAATTGTTTCTTTGATGTCATCTACTTTCATTCTCATAAGTTCATCTGTTTTTGGTTGAAGGCAGAAGTAGTAGTCGGCTTCTGTTACTGATATACCACTTGCTGTTCCATTTGAGTAGTATTCTATATTTATTGTGTGTTCTAATGGTGATTGGTCTAATTTAACTTCTATTTTTATCTCCTTTCCGTCCTTTTCGGCGAGTATGTCATATTCTTTGTCTTTCCAGAAGTGTTTTATTTGAAATCCGTTGGCTTTTATGTATTCGGCTACTATCTCTTCTGCCCATTCACCACTTTCTAATGTTCTTTTGAAGTCCTCGTCCGTCATATGTCATATCCTCTTTTTTTATATTTATCAACTATCCAGTTCCATCTCTTTTTTATAATGTGGAATGGGATTTGTGGATAATCCTTAAACATAATGCCTTCTCCTTGTCCGTAGTTATGTGTCATACAATGATAGTAGTATGCTATAAGTTGTTCGGCTTTTGTTAGTTCTGGTTTTCTTGAATGTGAGTTTAATCGAACTATTGTTATCCTTTCTGATAGTATTTTTATATCTTTTATTCGTATATCCATTCTTTTTAACTCGGTCTCTAATTGGATATATTTTTGTTCGATTTCGTTTATGGCGTCTTCTCCATTTAACTTTTTTAATATGCCGTTGTCTTCAATAAGTAGTGTGTCGTTTATGTCGTCATATTTTAGACTTATCTTCTTTTCTCCTGTTGGGTCTAAAACTCCTACGAGTTCTATTAGTTTGTGTGCTTTCATCTTTTTTCTTTAATTTTTTTCTATCTGTTCTATAAGATAGTTGATGAGGAACTTTAATGTTTTTGGTGTTAAGTGTTCATTCCTCATCATATACTTTATTAGTTTTATGTCTCTTTCTCTATCATCGCTAATCTTTATCATAGTCCCAATTGTTTTAATTTTTATTTTGTTATAGATATGGATATAAACCCTATTGTTATTAAAATAACTAACTGTTCTCCAATTAAAAGAGTTGTTAAACTTAAACCAAGTCCAAGTCCTATTTTTATATTCATTTTCATATTCCTAATTGTCTTAATTTTTCTTCTCTTTCGTTGGCTATCTTTATTGCTCTCCATTCCGGATAACCAGGCTTCTTACTCATTCCACTTACTTTGTTCTTTTTTTCTGGTATTTTCTTTATTATATTCATTACTGGGTGTGGATAGTATACCGAATATATTATTCTCCACCTACCATCATCATCTCTATTTTGTAATGATATGATATTTATCTCGTCTGGTGTTGGTTCGTATCCAGTTGTTGTAAACTTTGTTCGGCACTCTATACTTATCTCTTCTCTAATGAAGTTAAGGTATTCGTTGTAGTCTTCTAATTCTTTTTCATCAAATGTCATTTTCTAATTATTATTTTTTTAGTGTAGGTCTCTTTCTGATGGTCCTACATATGTATATTCGTTATATTCGTGATATACATCCTCGTTTCTGCCGTATCTGTGTTTTGATACATATTCTTTTACTTGGTCTTCTTGTGGGTCTAATCTGTTTGCTAAGTCTTCAAGTCCTGATGCCGCCGCATTTATTGCAGCCACTCTTCTCTTTAATGATTGGGCCATATCTCTTATTATTGCTGGGTCATTTGATACGTAGTATCCATTGTCGTCCGCTATAACTGGTAGTAGTCCGTTCGTTCTTATGTAGTTTATACACTTTCTTAACTTTGTCTCCGTCATTGTACCTTTTATGTCCAGTTCTTCTCTTTTTAAGTTTATGAAGTCTACTATTCGTGCCCCGTATAGTGGGTTATTCTTTGTTGATTTAGTTCTCAACACTCTCATTATCATCGGTAAGATAATGTTTTGTTCTTCTTTTGTTAGTTTCATCGTTTGTTCTTTTTTTTATATAGTATATATAAAGTTTTATCTCCTCCCTTTTACTATTTTCGTGTTTTTTTTTATTATTTTTTATTATATTCTTCAATAAGTATCATTATTGTGTCTCCGTATGATACTCTCCCGGTTCCACCATTATCTAAACTTTTTAAGATAAGTTCTTTCTTTACTCTATCAAGACTTTCTTTTACGTCTGTCTTTATCATCATTGGTTTGTGTTTTTCTTTGTTATAGTCCATATTTTTTTTTATTTTTTTTTACTTTTTATCAGTTGTTTTATTTTTTCGTTTCTATCATTTTCTTTCTTTTTATTTTTTATAAAGTTTTCAACAGAAGCAATGGCATCACCTTTCTTACATAGGAAGACATTATGTGGCTCTTCTGTTACAGAGAACACAACATTTTCATTGTAATCACCTTTACTATTATTTAACATTTTAAGTATACTTTCTGCTTCTTCTATTATTTTATCATTACTCATTATTGTTTTTGTTATTTTTTATATAGTATATATAAATATACTTACTCTCCCTTTTGTTCTTTTTGTATTTTTTTTAATATTTTTTTTAACTTTTCTTCATCGTGATTAAAAAAGTTCTTTGAGTATATCGTTTTATTATTCTTTCTAATGATATAACGATATGTATAGCACTTATAGACCCTTTCGTATAACATATCTATTCGGGTGTCCCAAATCTCTTCTTTCATATACCTATACTTTTTATTTTTTTATTTTAATTATTTTTGCATCCCAATATTCATTTACATTATCTATTGTGAGCCATAATCCATATTTTTTACCAACTGTATAGCCATCATAATGGAATTCTTTACCTAAATGAAAGTCTGAAATCTTTACGGTTTCACCAGTTCTCAATTCTAAAAAGTGTTGCCACTCTTCTTTTTCTAAAAGCATCTTTTGATACATTTCTTCATGTAAATCATATATTGTTTTTGTTTTCATATTTATTTTTCTTTTTTTTTCTTTTTGTGAGTTCAACATTTCTTCTTCTTCTTTTCTCATATTCCTAATTTTTTTATTTTTTGGTCTCTAACTAATTGTATGATTTGGCTTTCCGTTATATGAGTGGTCCATCCATTCATAAATCGTCCGTTTTCGTTTATGTATCCCATTCTAATAAATCCATTTGTGTTCTCTGGTCCTGTCAACCATTTTACTTTGGTCTTAAATGTTAGTAGATAATTGTCTTTTGCCATCGACGGTGCCATTTCAAATGCTTTCGTCATTTTAAGAAATGCTATTTTTTGTTCTTCTGTAATCATCGTTTGTCTTTTATTTTTATATAGTATATATATACTTTTGTTGTCTTTATATCTTTTTTTTAATTTATATCCATTGTATTATACCTATAATATCTATTATCCCCCATATCATATTCATTGTGAATAGTGGGATGTCTCTGTTGATTAAAAATATGGTTGTCATTATTATGTGTCCGATTAAAAACATAATGAATGAGATTGCCATTGTTGATAATTTTAATGATGCGTTCATTGCTGCCATCATCATAAATGATACTGCTATCCATTTTATTATTTCATTTATTTTCATGTTATCTTCTCTTTATATTTTGTAGTTCGAACTTTATATCTGGATGTCTTTCGGTGCACCATTTTAATGCCTTCTCTGCGTCTTCTTTCTTTACTATGATGCTATCGTGTACTGTAAGTGTGAAGTCGAGTGGTATCTCATTTAATATGTCATCTATGAATATTTTTGCTTCTTTGTATTGTAATAGTCTACATATATTTTTGTAGTCAACCCTCTTAAAGTTTCTCATAAAGTAGTTGGCAGTTTCGAATATATTCTTTATTATTGCCTTCTCTGCGTCCATATATCCATTTCCATTTATCCATGATACGAATACGTCTTTTGCGTCATCTCTATCTTGTATTGATGGTATTCTATCCATTATGTATTGGTAGAAGTCTATGTTGTTCTCGAATATGTAGTTTAGGTTCTTATCTTGTAGTCCTATCTCTTTTAGGTGTAGCCATAGTAGTCTTGGTTGGCAAGTCTTGGCATCTATTGTCATATATTCTCCTCCTGATAATAAGTCTTTGTATGAGCCACCATCTCCTATGTTACCAGTTATGTTGGTGTGTAGTCGTCTTGAGAAGTTGTCTCTTTTTATGTTTATCTCTTCTGAGCCAAATCCTATATGTAGGAGTGATATTCTCGTTTTTATGTACCACTTTTCTTTATCGTATAATTTTGAGTAGTCTATGTTGCTATTATCTTCGTATCCATCTTCTACGTCTATTAGGAACTTATATCTCATACAGGTGCCATTTTCTGTGTTGTAGTACTTCTTTCTTCTTGTTGTGAAGAGGTCTACTTGTTCCTCGTTAAATGATTGGTATGTTATTATACCGTGTTCTATTAGTAATTTTGTTACTTTATTATACTTTGTTGATACTTTCATTAGTAGACTTGAAGGGCATTGGAAGTATCCATTTATTTTTCCCTTTTTGTATAGTAGTGCCTGATAGACCCTCTTTATTCTTTCTCTTGCATCTTTTCTCTTTTGTAGTTTAAGTACGTAGTCGAGTTCTTTTGGTATTATCATCTTCTTTCTTTTTTTTTAATGTTCGTCACTTTGATATGTTTTTTAGAACTTTTGTGTCCTATGTTTCATAACTTGTATAGTATATATAAACTTTTGTTTAGTCCCTTTTGCCATTTTTGTATTTTTTTTTATTTTATTTGGAGCGAACACTCTCTCGGTGTCGTGTTCTTTATGTGGAAGTTCTAAACAGAACAATGATATATATAATAATAATATAATAATAATTTGGTTCTTCTTAATATATTTTGTATCTTAGTGGGTCCATTTGATGTGTCATTTTAGTCCGAAGTTCTAAACAGAACAATGATATATATAATAATATAATAATAATAATTTGGTTCTTCTCTTAATGTTCCTTATATTTGTTATATGAATATAAAAGATATGGAAATGGAAATGATTTGTGATTTAAGTAAGAAAGAAATGGCATTTGTAAGAAAGTTGATACCTAAAACCTATAAAAAGTTTTATAAGTTTAATATAACTGCCGTGGATAAAAATTGTGTCTATACTACTATAACTGATAGTTCTTATGGTGCTGTAAATCAAGATGACTTTGTTTGTGTTCTTGGTGTTTTTGCTAAACTTATTCAATTTAGACGTGATAATAAATTGGCTGAAATCCTATCTTAAAGTAGTAGGCGTGGCCTCCAAGGGCCAAAGCCGCTGTCATTTATCATAAACCTCTTTGAATATAAAGTCGTATCCTATTAGTGTTAGATAGTTTTGTGTTCTTTCGTCTACTTTTATTCCTATCTGGAATGTCTTTTCGTGGTGTCTTATTGTTGTGTGGCAATATTCGTCTCGTATGTTCCATTTATTGTGGTCCTTGTTGTGATACTTAAAATTAAAATATATATTATAACAAGTTTTACATAAGTTTTTGTTGTTTATGTGTCTCGTCTTTTCTTCTAAACAACGCCCACATATTATGTTTCCATTTTCGAGTTGTTCGCCTTTATACATCTTTGATGCTATGGTGCTATCAAGTTCTCTTAATTTTGGTTTTTTCTCTTTTTTCTCCTTTTCCTCTTTTATCTTTTTGGCTCTCTTCTTTGGTAAGTGCTCTTGTAGGCCTCTTCTCATACATAAATAGTATCTATTTATATTCTCTCTTCTTATCTCTGTGATGGTTTCAAAAGTTTTAATCCATTCTATAAGTTCTTCGTCTGATATGGTTAGTCTTTCTACTCTTAATCTTTTTGGAAAGTGTATATCTAAACCTCTCCTTCTACATGCATAGTATTTATATAAACTATCTTCTCGCATTTCTTTCATTGTCTTAAATGGCCTTATCCATTCTATTAGGTCCTCATCTGTATATTTTTTCATAAACGTTTTTATTTTATTCTATACTTTATTATATATGATTAAAGTAAAGTTGTCTGGAATATATATAATAACTCATGAGCCCTCTGGTAAGTATTATATTGGAATGTCTCGTGATATATTTTCTCGCTGGGGTTCTCATTATGGTTCTATAAAAACTGCGGCACACTCTTCTACTTCATTTATGAACTTGTTTTTACAAAGCGATATAACTGATTGGTCTTTTCGTATATTGGAAAGTCATTCATTTACAAAATATAAAAAGGATAATTCGTTAAGTGGTCAGGCAGCAGTAAGTGCCTTTCGTACTTTTTTATTAACTCGTGAGAAATATGTTATGTCTCTTTATTCTAAAAACTTTTGTCTAAATAAAAATAATAAGCATTTTTCTTAAAACAAAGGATGTATTTATTTATATATAATTATGGGTTTCATCACCTGTCTTTAATTCTAATGTAATATAAAAACTCACCGTTCTGGTGAGTTTTTTATTTATATCATTCTTGCTATTCCTGGTAATTTTGATATAACTAATTGGTTATTATCCCAATGTCTATCTATATTTAGTTCTTTAATCTTCTCTATCTTTGCTGGGTTCGACCCTGTTGCGATAATTCTACTTCTGGGTATATTGTTGTCACTTGCCCATTTAAGTATGTCTCCAAGTCTATTAAATTGTCTTGCAGTTATTATCCATTTTTCTCCTCCTGTCTTGAACCATAACTCTTTTCCTTTTGGTGTTGATAGTGTTCCGTCCCAATCAAATGATGTTTTTGTAATGGCGAGTTTTTCTATAACTTCTTTTATTTGTTTTAGTTTTTCATTTACTGGTGGTTCTCCTCCACCTATGGCTATTGCTTGTGCTATCGCCTTCTCTTTTGCGTCTGGTCCTATATAACACTTTCCTGTGTCGCCCCACTTCCATCCGTCTTTTCCGTCTATTGTGCATCTTTTTAGTGGCATCTCCTTGTTCTTATTTTATATTGTCATTCATTTCATCCTTAACACTCTTGTAGAAACCAAGTGCCTCCTTTGCCGTATCAATAAATGGTTTTTTTCCTAACTTTTGTGCGTTTTCGTCATACGATTTCAATTCTGTATAAATCCATATCATTGCTATACTTTTTGATAGTAAATAGTTGATGCCGAATAGTGCTCCACTGAATATATAAACATCAATCATATAAAGTAGGAATGTTGAACCCATATACTTAAATGTCTTATGTCCTAAACCAAGTCGTAGTATTCTGCTCTTAAAGGATTTTCTCCCTTTTGTTATTATTTGAACTTTTATAGCATATATGGTGTCTACTATCATTGCTATAAATATGATTAAAAAAACCCATTGTATTGGTGCTACAAATGTCAATATACTCCCAATCATCATTGCTATTTTTCCTTTAATAAATCCTATAAATTTCATCTCTACTTCTTATTTTTTATATCTTTCCACCCTTTGTGTATCTCCAACCACCCGCTATAAGCCACTGGTGTATTGCTGCTCCAACTGATGGATACTTTCCAACTGGTCCCCAAGGTCCTGCTGTTTTTGTTCCTGCTTGTCCGTCTGCCACGTTGTTGT